GCACAACAGCCGCGCGGAACACAGCCCAGGACACTTCTGCATCAACTGCCGTGGCGGTGATGCCATAGGTGCCCGCGCCGGTGATCACGCCCAAGGGCTGGCCATTGGCGCCGGTGCCAAGAAACACCGCTTGATCCATGGCAACGCTTATGGCCCCGGCCATGTCACGCCGCACAGCCTGTTCCAGAGCCGCGCCCGACTGTTTCAAAACCTTACGGGTGATCCGCATTTGAACGCCAAGGTTGTGATCCGGGGTCAGCGCCCGATCGGTGGTGGCAAAGACGGTCGGCCCCGCGACGTTGGCGGTTTCACCGTCAGCCCAGCCCGCCGAAACCGCGCTGGTCGTCACCGGCCATTCAACAGCGCCGGAATCAATGCTGATCATCTGCGCCCCCATGCGCGATGCCACGCTATCGGGAAACAGGCGGTCGATGATCGGGCGTGTGCTGATCGGGTTCGGCGTACCGCTGGCCACGGTTTCACCGGCCCGCTGTTCCAGCGCCCCCCACGGAATCGGGATGCCACGGAACCCGCCCTTGCTGCGCAGCTCCTGCACGATTTCCGCCGTCCTGCCGTCCAGCGCCCGGCCCTCGTCCAGGTACAGCGCCACTTGGCGCATCTCGAAACCGGCCATCATGTCGGCCCAATCCTTGTCAGAACGGGTTTCCAACTCGTCGCCCGCCGCGCGCCGTTCGGTATCCTCGGTAATCAACGCCGCACGATAGCGGGTTTCGTTGGTCCGGTATTCGGTGTCGAGTTCGGACAGGGACCGGGTTTCATCCTCGGTCGGCTTTTCCTTGCCCACCAGGGCGGCAAGGCTTTGGCGGATTTCCGACTGGCGTCGGGTGATCTTCACAGAGTCGAGCATGGGTTATCCTTTCTGCTCAATGGGTGTTGGCTGATTTTTCAGCAGGTCGCGCCACGCTTGGCGCGGGATACTAAGGGGCACATGGCCAACCTCAATTCGGGTTTTTCTGGCGTGACAGCGGCCACAAAGGCACTGCAAATTCGCCAGCGAAAATGATAATTCAGGGTGCGTTCGGACAGGTAAAACGTGATCCACTTCCAGCCGCCGCCGTTCGCCACAGCGAACGCAAGCCCAGCCGTCGCGGTCGAGCGCCTGCATCCGCAGCGCCTTCCACCGTGGCCCGCGCGTCACCTTGGCGCTGTGCCGCTTGTATTCGTCGCGCTTCACGCCCATGCCATCCGCCCCCCCTTGCTGGTGGTGCGTCCGGTGATCCGCGCGCCTTCGGCCACGGCCAGGACGGTTGCCGCCGCCGCATCAATCCGGCCCGTCGATCTGGCCTTGGCCAATTTCAGGTTGTTTGCCGGGTCGCGCAGGGTGACAGCATCGGCAAAGGCGGATCGCAGCAACAGCGAAGGCGCGGTCTGCACCTTGCCATCGAACGCCGCGCGGCGGAACCGCTCCAGATCCTCGGACCCATCCTTCCACCCCATGCCGCGCCAGATGATCGGCGCCCGGATACCTGCCTTGTCGATTGCCTCGCCCAGTTCGGCCTGTTTGTACCGATCGGCAGAGATCGCCGCGACAGGTTCACCGGCCACATGGGCCAGCACCTGCACCAGCCATGGGGCAACCGGCACGGTTTGATCGCCCAGGGTGGACAGTTCGCCCCGGTCCTGCATTTCGCCGTAGCGCCCGGCAACGCCATCATTCGCGCCACGGTCGGCAAGATTCGGTCGACTCGGGAATGTGCCCAGACATTCCAGGCGCCCGGTGTCGGGCCAGTAGAAGGCCGCTGCCGTCATGCTGGCGCTGCCCCCCAGGTCGATGCCGATCACAACCGGCCCAGAGCGCGCCGGAACGTCCGACACTTCGCAGCACAGCCATTCATCCACCGTCAACAGCACGTCGCGGGTTTCGCCCGAAACACGTTCGTTGCGGTTGTACAACCTGAACGCTGTGAGGGTGGAACCGCCCCGCGCGACCGCCCGCCGTGCCTGCCCTTGCAGCCATTCCAGCGATGAACCGATGCCCGCCACGGCGCCGGGGTTCGCCTCTTTCAGGCTGGCCAGATCATCCGCAGGCAAGCCCGGCGATGGCCGGTGTTCCTGCCGATAGACGCCTTCCTGATCCTGATCTTGCCACACGGAAAACGGGTGGTTGTCATCCGCCGCCGATGTCGAGATGATCAGCGCCCGCCCGCCACGCTTGCCCAGGCCAGACAACAGCGCATGTTCCAGGGCGTCACCCTGATCAGCCTGCCAATGGCCGCGTTCATCCATCAACACCAGCGTCGGCGCCGAACCCAAGGCGGTCTTGCCATCGGCGGCAATCGCCTGGATCACATGCCCGCCGCCATCGCCGTCATATTCGATTTCCAGCCGGGGTGATCTGCGCACCGTGAACAGCGCCTGTTCATCCTCGGGCAAGCTGCGCATGAAACCCACCTCGAAGTCGAAGGAAATCCGCGCCTGATCCCGAGTCCGCGCCGCGATAAGGATTTCACGCCGGGGTTGCGGTTCCCACTTGCCCATCAGACTGCCCAGAGCGATGCCAGCCGAAAGCGCCGTCTTGGCATTGCCCCGCCCAATCGACAGACAGGCCACGTTGATGCCATCCGCCAGGGCGCCCCTGACAAACCGCTTTTGAAACGGTGCCAGCCTCACCGGGTCGCCAGCTTTTGGACCCTCGGGTATTCTCAGGCTCTGAAGGAACCGGATGGCTTGGGTTGCCGGGGTCATCTGGCCACCCCCGATCCGCACAGCGCAAAGAGATAACTCACCCCCGCGCCCCCTGGGGGGTTCAGAAACCGGGGCATTGGGACCAGATTGAAGGCGTGCGCCCAGCCCATCGGGGCGGGTGCAACGCCGTAGGGGTATGGGGAGAGTGTCTCACCCCCGTTGGGCGGGCGTTGGGCGGGCGTTGCCCCTACCGTTGCCACCCCCGTTGGGCGGGCGTTGGGCGGGCGTTGCCCCATGTCATTCTGCATCGGTCTGCCCCCCTGCAATGGCGATATGCTTGCGCACCTTTGACCCCCGGCCATGCTCGGCAATGACGATCCCGCCCCGGTCAAAGAGCAATTCCATGGCGCCTTTGAGCGCCCGCTTGCTCATGCCTTCAGACTTGGGGTGCAATGCGAACAGCGTCGGCGCATAGGTGTTGGAAGGGTTGGCCGACACAAACCGGCCTTGCGCCGTGAATTCGGCCAACAGCCGCATGAACACTCGCTCGGCCTTGGCCCCTGCCGCCATCTTGTCCAGGCCCTCGGGTGTGCCGTCCTCGACAAACACCCCGTCTTTCCATGCCATAGCTATCTCGCCGCCTATGCGCCCATAGTTGGCTTTCTTGGTGGCCAGTACGCGCTTGTCAGGGTCGATCTCTTCGCCATCGGGGGCGATCCGCGGCAGGTACAGCCGCGACCGAACGCTGTTGTTCCAGGCGGTACTGCCCGATGTGCCCGAACCCGATGACAGGCCGGTCAGGGACGGGTGCGCCAGCAGCATGACAGCACAGCGCCGCTTGAGCGCCAGACCTCGCAGAATGCCCACGAATTGGCGCACCTTGGCCCGGTCGTTCTCATTGGCGGGGTACACATCGGCCAAGGTGTCAATCACGATCAGAACCGGCGTTTCATCCGCCGCCCGCGCGTCCAGTTCCTCGACCAGCGCCGATTGCATCAGGGCCACCTTGGTTTCAATCGCCAACAGGGCATCTTCACCGGCAAGGCTGCGCATGGTCAGGCCCGACAGGTCGTCATAGTCCCGGCCCAAGGCCCGCAGAATGTCATCTATGCGACGGTGCAGTTCGTCGTCGTCATCCTCGGCGCTGATAAAGATCACGCGCCCCTGTTCAACCGGGCGCCCCAGCCAACCGGCCCCGGTCGCGGCGCCGATGGCCAGTTGCAAGGCCAGCAGGCTCTTGCCGGTGCCCCCGTCGCCGCCGAAAAGCGTGACGGTTTTCATTGGCACCAGTTTGTCCACCAGCCATTCGCGGGGCGGAACCTGCTTTTCCTTGAGCGATGCCGCCGAATAGAATCGGCTTTCCCGCGCGACCTTGCCGGGTACTATCAAGCCCCCTTGCGGTGCGTCGTCATGGGCCGGAACCTGCCCCGCTTGATCCTCATAGGCCGACAGCGGCGGCGCCTGCCAATGATCCACGAACCGCGATGAACGCTTGGGTGCCTCATTCGGGCAACCGCTATCCACCCAATTGTTGAAATGGTCAAAGGGCATATCCATCAGGCCCCCAGCGCCGCGTCAGCGACAGTGCAGGCGGCGCCATGATCCATCGCCCGCAAAGCCGCATAGGCCAGCCCGGCCCGCTCCTGATCAGTCAGGCGCAGTTCCAGAACACCGGCCAAGGCGAGATACCCATCGGCATCGCCCAAGGTCAGGGCATAGCCCACCATGCGCGCCGCCGCCTTGTGTGCAGGCTTGGCGTGTTGGGCCATGATCGAACGGCCCGTGATTTTCGGGGTGATCG